TCATATTCGGCAATTTCCCGCTTTATGGTTTTGCCATCTTTCTTATGTTGACCACTTCTTTTCCCATTGGTCATACTCAGAAATTTCCCGCTTTATGGTTTTGCCGTCTTTCTTATATACGGTGATACGATGTGCATAGTCGGCAGAGTGTTTCAGCAGCCGTTGCAATGCTTCTTCCTCGGAAGTTGCTTTTGTAACTCCGAGATAGGAGCCACCGGACCCCAAAACATCAGGCTCATACCAGCCTGTCTCGTAGTATGTAGTCTGTTCGGTTGTTTCATCCAGAACGACCTTCCCCTGCTCGCCATAATCACCCGTATAGTTGCTGAGGATGATGTTAGCGGCACGGTCGTTTCCCTGTTCTTCATAGGCTTTGGCGATAAAATCAACATAGGTTTTGAACTTCTGCTCGTCGCCTTCACGGTGTGCAGCAATGAGCTTTCAAAGCGTTACAGCGTTGATTTGATTCACAATAATTCCCTCCGTTTCCTATCTATATTATACCAAATCTATAACACTTTTTTGTAGCTTATTAGGCAATTGTTTGCGAAAAATTCACATTCTCAGGCGGATTTTTTCGGATGGTCATAAGTTTTCGTGTAAGGATTATAATAAGGCCCTTTTTGGAAATGGCACAGCCACATATGATTTCTCATAATATTGCTGTTCATCATTCGCAAGGCGTTTGGACAAATTCCCATGCCATAGTAATTGCGGTTATCTCCACGGTTTTCATCGTTTTTTGCTGTTCTATATATGGGAATCAGCGGCATTCCCGACATTGCACATTCGCAAGCATAATACGCCGCACATTCCCTGTCAAAAACAAAGATTTCTTTTGTGTTTAAAAAACAATAGAAAATAAAGTCTGCTCCTCGAAACAGCCAACCGGGTTTTTGTCCGGCTCGTTCTCCATTTTCTGTATACTTTGCGATAGGAACGCCGTTTTTCCCAAGCTTAAAACCCGGAACATAAATTTCGAGAAAAATATTTCCTGTTGTATATGTATCCGCTTTGGCATCAAGTGTTATTGTTTTCCCGCTTGAAGTGTAAACAATAAAGTCAATGTCTCTTTCTTGATACATTTTGACATCTCGAACATCTTCAAATCGTACGAAGCCAAAACGGTGCTTAGCGCAGCAATCTATGAGGAAGTTCCTACAAACCTTTTCTCCTAATAATCCAATTTCTTTTTGCGTTTTCATGTTATAGGGAGTATCTCTTTTAGCGTTTATGATAGGTTCAGCTCTCAAATGACTTCGCATAACATCACCGTCCCTTTCTGCGCCGTTCGTGATAGGCTTTGAGACGTTCACTTTGCGCCTTGGCAGCACATGCCGGGCAGCCGGTATGATTGTCACCGCTGCCGCAGGCAAATGCAATGACGGGACACCACTCCCCTTTTTTGCCGTATCCACAGTTTTTGCATACGAGAAAGACATGTTTCCCGCTGCCGGAAGAGACTTCATCCGGGCTGATTTTATTGAGCGTCGGATGCCACTGCTCCGCAATTTCTGGATGTACGGTGGCAACATCATTCTTACCCTTAACTACGATTTTGCCGGAGCAGACCGGGCAGCCACCCTTGGTACGACAAGCCGAAGCGACAGTTGGTCGCCATTCTCCATCGCTGCCATAACCGCACACGGGGCAGATAAGTGCTGCACGCTGATTGCTTCCGGCGGTAATACTTGAAGGGGTAAAGCTGTTCGCAGTAGGGTGCCACATAGCTGCAACTTCCGGAAACTCCTCTGCTACAGTTCCGCGTTTCATGCGGATACGGGGCTCAAAATCACGCATGGCTCTCCTCCTGCTCTTCATTGACAATTTGATTGACGAGATAGTCCGTGCAAGCCTTCGTCACATTACTCGCTGTATAGAAGCTCTCGATGGTTTCGAGTACATCGCATACGGTGTGCTCGGTGGTGGGGTATCCCGTCGATGCAAGAAACATCTTTGCTAAAGTGGCGGCATCGTTCTTGTCAAGGCTCCGCACACGATGAAGAAAACTGAATCGACGGAACAATGCTGCATCCAACTGGTCAGAACGGTTGGTCGTGCCAATGAGAATGACATCGTTCGGGAGACGGTCAAGCTCCTGCATCAGAGCAATGGTTACGCGGCTCATCTCTGCAACATCATCTTTTCCGCCACGGCTCATGCCGATAGCATCAATCTCGTCAAGGCAGAGCACACAAGGAGAACGCCGAGCATAGTCAAATACATGCCCGATGTTTTGCTGCGTTTTCCCCAGAGCAGAACTAATAAGCCCGGAGAATTTAAGATATACGAAAGGCAAGTCTGCTTTGTATGCAATATATCGTGCCAGTTCGGTCTTTCCGGTTCCCGGTTCGCCCTGCAAAAGCAAGGAACAAGTGTAGTGAATGCCAAGCTCTTTAAGTCGGAGAGAGGCTTTTCTCGTCTTCAGTAGGCGTTCTATTACAGCTTTTTCGGAATCACGGAGCAAATACCGATTTTCCGGGAAATTAGTGACATCTTCTGCCACAAGTAACCCTTGCATGTTATAAGGAAGTTCGATAAGCTCCGGCGCTTTTGCCGAGAGCTGAGAAAGACAGTGGGTCTTGAATTGCTCGTCTTTTGCCGTCGTGATACCCTCAAGGATGATTTTTGCCTGCTGCTGGGCTTTACGAATATCTCCTTCTACTACATAGCGAAGAAGTGTAC